GATCGGCCCGCCGCTCGACCCTACGGCCCCGTCCAGATACTTGTGGATGATCTCGCGAACGTGCGGCTGCCGCTGCCCGATGCTCTCGCCGCGGCAACGCGACTCGCGGGCCGCCACGCGGAGGTCGTCGAGAGCCACGCCGGTTTTGAGCCGCGGCTGCTCGAGCATGCCGTCGGCCTCGATGCAGTCGGCCAATTCGTCGAGCAGGGCCGCGAGGGTGCTGGCGTCGGCGCTGGCGGTGGGGCCAATAAAACGCCCCTTCATCGACAGCGATCCCGGCACCGGGGCGGGCGTCGGGCCGGGGCTTCCGCCGCCTGTCAGGCTCGCCAGGATGCCAAGCACGAGCAACACGACGCCGGCCGCGATGCGGGGATTCATTTGTCACTCCCGGCGACGAGCGCCAGCGTGAGCGTGTCGATGGCCGACTTCACACCATCGTCGAGCCGGCCGCCCGATTGCTCGAGGATTCGCCGCCGGACGTTGGCGAGGTCGAGCATGGCCCGCTGGTAGGTGACGGCCTCTGGCCGGCCCGCTTGCGGCTGACCAAGGAGGCGGATCGCCAGCCGGATGGCAAACGGCGAAAAGAGCAACAGACAGGCAAAACCAACGAGCAACGACGCGATCATCGCAGCGAAATCCTCACGAGGGGCAGCATGGACTCAATGGCACCGCTGACGGCGAGCAGGAGCAGTTGACGCACGGTTGGCTTGACGATTGCCCATACGGGCCAGAGGGGCACGGGGATGCTCAGGCCGGCAACCTCGTCAAACAGCATGCCGACGGCATCCAGCACCCACTGCTTTTTTTCGGCCCCGCTCTCCGGCAGGCCGTCGACGGCCGCCATCACGACCCGCATGAGCGCGACTGCGAGCTCCGCAAACTCCGAGAGCGTCATGCCGTCCTGGGCGTGCTCTTTCGCGGTGAAGATGAACGCGAGGATTTTCTCGCGGATATTGAGCAGGCTGTTTGCAGCCAGCACGGGGGCCGTCGAAATCATGTCTTCTCTCATGTGTCTTGAGTTGTTCCCACGCCGACGAACGCGATGTCGATTTCGACCGGGCCGGCCGAGGGATTGGCGATGTAGACCGTCTTATTGCCGCCCGTAACGGGCCAGCCGTCGAGGTAGTCGGCAACGGCGTAGTCGCCGCCGCGATTGACGCGGGCGGAATAGCCGGTTGTGTCGCCCGGCCCGACGACGCCGACCAGCACAAACCGATTTGCGGTCGTCGTGCGGACGTTCACCCGCATTTCCTTGAGCGTCGTCAACACGACGCGGCCGGCATAGCCGAACGCCGTGGCGCCGAGATCGTCCAGCGTCGCCGAGTAGACCTGGCCGGCCTGGATAGTCACGCGATCGCGCCATGCGGCATTGGCTTGGCCCGAGCCCGTGCCGTTGGCGATCGACAGGCTGCTCGCGATCGACGCCGACTCCGAGCGGCTGCCAAACACAGGGGTATCGGCCCACGAGTAACTAAGCGTCGCGGAGCGGGAACCGGACAGGGTAGGCATTATCGAATCAGTCCTTCCTCAAAGGCCCGCTTGGCGGCCTGCACGGTGATCCGCTGGCCGGTCTGCTCCGACAGGCGAAACGCCAGCAGTTCCCAAAACGTGATTCCGTTGTCTTTTGGCTTGCGGCTCGTGATGACGCCGATGCCGGCCCGCTTGAGCGGTTGGTAATGCACGTGATCCCCGCCAGACCCAGGAGGAGCCAGCGGCTCGCGGCCCTTCGAGCCGTGGCGATACTGCGTCTCGTTCAGGCGTTGGCGGCGAATCACAGGGCACTCCTAGTCAGATACCCTTATTGTACGAATGTTCAGGGAGCGCCCCCGCGGGCCTGCAGGGCCATGATTTCTCCCCAGCAGGCGGCGTATCCGCAGCCGTCGAGCGGGTTGTCTCGCTGCGATTGCTCTTGGTGCCGCGCGAGCTTGTCGAGCATCATGATTTGCGCCCAATCCTCCGGCGTGAGCGGCGAGCGGAGTTTGTGGGCAAAGATGGCGTTGATCGCCCCGACCGTTCGCTGGAAGTGCTCGAGGGGAGGGCCGTACTTGGCGCGGCGGTCGCGGATGGTGGCGATCGCATCGGCCAGGAGCCGCTCGGCCTCGCTAGCCTCCGGAGGCTTTTCGGGCGTGGCCGCAAACTCCTGCGACTGCTGCTGCCGGGCCTGCACTCGCGACTTCACGCCGGCCCATGCCGCCTCCATCTGCGACTGGCTCATCACGCTCACGGCCTCGAACGGTGATTCGGCCGTCCGCTCGTCGTCTTCGGCAATCACCTGGTCGGGGTCAAGCAGCGGCCCCTGCGTGTCGATGTTTGTGGGATGGCACTTGCCACCGTCGCAGCATCCGCCGCCCACTCTCGCTTCCACGGCCTGCCGCAACTTTGCGTTTGCTTCCTGCAACGTGTCTTGCATCGCCTGCAACTCCTCTAGGATTTGAGAACGCTCGACCAATAGCCAATGACAGTCGGCCGCGAGGGAGCCAGATGTGCCCGTCCACGCGCCCATAAACCTGTTTTTTCGCCTAGTAATTTCACCGATGTAACAACTAGCCAACCTTCCTTCTACCAACACGTCCGCGATTGCCAATGCCGCCTCCTAGCCCGTGCGCCGCTGCGGCTTCGGGCCGGCCACGAGCATGCCGACGAGGCCGCCGGCCTGGTCGTAGAAAAAGGTTTCCATCGCCCGCCGAGCGCCAATAAAGCCCATTTGGGCATGCCAATCGTCGGCCGGCCCGAGCGACGGCGCCACCCTCACGAGCACCGAATCGACGGTTTCAATGGGCAGCGACCACTCCGCCGCCTGGCTGTGGAAGTGCCCGGTATGAATCTCGCGATAGCAACTCTTTCCCCACAGGTCGGCGGCCTCAATCGCCATGAGTTGCGGAAGCCGCCGCTTGGCCCGGTGGCCGTGGGCGATCCCCAGTAGGTTGCCGCCGTGCGATAGATACTGCCGGCCCGTATACCGCTGCGAAATACTCACCCGGCGATCGCCGCGGAATCGCTCGGCCATGATCCGCTGGAAGGCCCAACTGAGCGTCTCGTCATGGTTCCCGTGCACCAGATGCACGTCGGTCTGGCAGGTCTCCGCCGACCGCTCAATCAACGAGATCAAGCAATCGCTCCCCACCTCAATCATTTTCTGCAGCCGGCCGTCCATGCTGCCGGCCAATGCCGTGCCTCCGGTGGTCGTGCCGGCCACGGTGTCGAAGTGAAATATGTCGCCCACTAGCAGGATCGACCGCCGCGAGGGCTTGTAGATCCGGTCGCCGTTGTCCATGAGATCGCGGCCGGCGTCGCCCACCAGCCGCTCGGCGATGGCGAGGTCGTAGTCGGCCTCGCCGGTGCCGGCGGCCCACGTTTTTTTTCCAAAGTGCGTGTCCGCGATCGTCACAACCTGCCACGACGACGCTCGCGGCCTGTGCTTGGCGGCCGGCCGGCGGCGCACAGTCTTGGCGGCCGAGCGAATCATCGACTCCACGGCCTCGGCCACGCCCGGCCCGGCCTTCGGCTTGAGCCGCACCCAGACGCGATGCAATTCGACGACGCTTACGTTGCCGTCGCCGTCCGACGCGCCGACTTCCCATTTGGTTGCTTCACTCGCGGCTACTTCATAGCGCTTGAGGTCGGCCTCGATATGCCTGAGAAGATCCTCGACGGTCTTGATGCGGCGAGACACGCTCTTGGCTTCAAGCGTGGACCCGTCCTGCTTGCGCGTGACCTGCTCGGCGTCGGCCGGCGGCCCCTTGGCTGCAGCCGCCTCGATCGCCGCATTGGTGACGATCGCCTCGGCTAGTCTTTTTTTCTTAGCCATACTTCTACCGTTTGTGCGGTTGGGCACCGGAGCTTTCTCGCCTTCAACTGCGCTGCGATCGACCTTGCCACGCTCTTGATTGGGATTTTCTTGGTCCGGCCCTCGCTGCGAAACCAGCGGCGAACGCCGTCGAGCTCCTTTCGCACGTCGGCCGGCAGGCGGTCGATCCACGGCACGACGCCGGATCGAGAAATCACGATGCCAGCCTTCACGAGCTCGAGCAGGTCTGGCTTTCCCACCTAGTCGTCCTCCTGCAAGAGACCTTCGGCGGCGAGGATGCCGGCCACGGTGCTGGCAAACTCCTCGACGCTCTCCTCGGCCAAATCGGGGAAACGGGCGTGTGTGATTTCGTGGATGAGGGCGTCGGCCAGGTGGAGCCCGCGGAGGTTTGCCGCTACGCGGATGAGCCGCTTTGACCAGTTGCAATCGCCGTCGCGATCCCGCGGGTAGCGAACGTGACTAATCTGCCACCGTTTTTCGCCGATGTAGACGCGCCGGCTTCGGGTCGTATGCCTGTCGCGTGCCACAATCGGCCTCCGAGCCAGATTCCAGTGTTGCACGGATGAAATAACCGTCAAGGCCGTTTTTGGCCCTCTGGCCCGCACACCAACAAGCCTGCTATCCCTTAGAAAAGCGAACAAACGCCGGGACTTTTGAGTCTTCGTTCTGTTGGGACGTACCCCACGGCCGAGCCGGCGAATAGTCGTGGTGTCGCATCTCCCAAATCGCCGACCCTGACTCAAACGCGCTCATCTGGTCGGCGCGGAACTGATACGCAAAGGGGACTTCTACTAAGCGGTGGTAGGACGAATTTGGAAGTCTTCCGAAATCTGGATCGTATTTCGGCCTTGCACGAAAAACGGTGTACCGCGTGTAGGAATAGTCGTAGTTTTGGCTGCCTGTAATGACGCTCCCGACTGGGTCGGTGGTGGCGCGCAACTGCACCCAAGTGAAAAGTTTTTCGACGTGCCACAGGTCGCCTGCTTCTGCTACGTCTGTCGCAGCAACCTCGATTACACCCACGGCGGTGCCGGAAATGAAACCGCCGCCTGGCTGTGCGGAAAAGGCTTTTCCGCATCCGTTGGAAGCAATGTCGACGTGGCGCACTACCTGCGCCTTGATCTTCACGTCCTTCTGCGTGGCGGTGTATGTGATTGACCCGCCTGGGCCTCGTTCAACTGGGTGGTGAAACTTTGGTCCCTCAAGTTCGACGCTGCGGCGAAACTCAAACTCTGCCCATTCGTTGTCATTGAACGGGAATTCAGGAATTGAGACATACGACTCAGTCGAGTCGGACCAAATGTAGTATCCGGTCACTGGGCCATTAATGACGTACACAACATGCGGCTCGCCGCGCGCCGGCAGTTGCCCAAAGCCGAAGTAGGTTTGGACGCGATTGTTGTTTGTGTCCCAAGGCCACCCGCCGACATTGAATAGGGCGTCGATCCATTCGACGGGAGCGGCCGGCAGCCCTGCGCTTGTGCCGTCGATTGTGTCTCCCCTGCCAACGGTCGCCCCATACGAATACCCCTCGATGTACCCCCATGCGTAACTCAGCGGCCCATCTATCGGAATGGGCGTGCTGCCGCTGCCACTGCCACTTTCGATCGTGTAGTTGGGGTTGAAGTAAATAATGTCTTCCGTTGGTTCGCTTGGATTGCCGTCTTCGTCGACGATCGTTTCTAGCGCAACGAAATAGCTGTCCGCTTGGCGAGTCGAGCGAAAGCCGAGCCGATTGACGTAGTAAAGCGTCGGCTCTCCTTTGATGGAAAACTTCGAACTGCCTGAGCCAGAATAGGCGTACTGACCAGGCAGCAATTGCTGCCCGTCGATGCTCCTGGTCAACGTAAATGATCCCGAGAACACCTCCGACTCTGGAATTCCGTAGCCAACAAACCCAACTGGAAGTTGAGCTCCTCCAGAGGCCGGCACTAACTCGGCCGTGTTGAACGTGCCGTTATTCCTTGGCGTAGCAGCACACCCGAACTCAACGACAATCGACGGCACGTCAATTGAGTTTGCCCAATGCGATCGCGTCGGCTGGCTGACAGCAATAGAGTCATCATCCTCGATGCCGTTTGTAATGCCGCTGCCAGAGACGCCGGCAATGCTGTGGCCGTCGTTTTGAAGCGGAGCAGTCGAGAGATTCGCAACCGTTCCGCTGTTGGTAGGCAGCCGCACGGACAGACCGCTCCCCGGCACGCCCGCAGCAGACACGCCGCTATTGGCGGCGACTGTCGGCGGCGTGTTGAGGAAACTTTCGACTTGCGATTGCGTTGAACCGCTGTGCGAAACACGAGACAGGACATTGACCGTGCTGTATTCGCCGTCGCTTGGCAAATCGACGGCCGCTTCAATGACGCAAGGCATCTGAAAAAAGCCCTCGCGGCGATTCGCGAGCGGAGGCGATGGCGGCTCGTTGCTCGCTACCCAAGCGGTGCATATCGGGAGTGCGCATATTTCGTTGCCGCTCTCGCCGGGAACAAGAGGTGATTCATCTTCGCTATTGACGGACAGCGTGAACGTCTTTCCGGCTTCAAATACGCCAGACAGACCTGAAACTACGAAAGATTTGTAGCGGCCGGATTCGGCAATTCCTTCGCCAGCCGTTGTTATTGAGCTTGCTGGAATCTCGGAATTGTCTTTCAGGAGCTTGAACTGAATGGAGTCTGGCAGCACCGGGACCGAGAAATGGAGCCTTAGTTGATCGAACGTGTCGTCAACGGCTCGCCTAGGTGTCCCAGTAAACCACCCGTGCGGCTGCCCAGGAAACGGAATTGCAAATTTTGCTTCATTGCAAAACCGCACCGCATTTCCGGCGCGATCGCCCATTCCAGCACCAGCCTGCCACGTCGCCGTCAGCTCGCCTGGGCTTGCAGGGCCTCCGTCAATTGTAAAGTGACGCGATTCGTCATCGCTACTCGCGCCAACGGCAGGTTGCCCATTCACCAACGCCCCGCCAGACCACTGGCACCACTCTGAACTAACGGCGCGCAGTGCGATGCGCTGGCCGGCCTGCGGCGGCGGGCCATCGGCGGGAGCAATCGCCACGCAGGGATGCTGCCTGTCAATAGTAAAGCACCACTCCTGCGGTCGATCTATCTGCCACTGGTCAGATAGCCGCTGCCACAACCATCGGTAGCCAGGCCCGACAGATGTGTCCAAAAACAAAGGCCACAAGTCATTAACCGCACCGCTGTAAAGCTGCACGGAATAGACGCCATCGTCTGCAAAATACTGAGCAAAGGTATTTGTTTGGTTGTTCAGGACGTGCTGGTCTGCGACCAAGATGCCGTTCCTAAAAATGCGAAGCCCGAATCTGGCGATGCCGTCTGAAGGAAAGGACGTGAATATGCTCGGCAGTGGGCTATAAAACGCGGCGAATGTGGACGGTGCGTAGTTGATGTACCTTGCGGCAGAAGTCAGCTCGCCTTGAATCGAAGCCGGCGATATTCTTCCATCCGACCGTATGGTCTGTAAATTCCCAGGCTGGTTTCCTGAATAAATAATAGGCCACGGCAAGGCGTGGGAAGTCGCATTAACTTGAACCGTCGCCGACAGACGCGCGCCGCCGCATGAATAAATTAGAGACGCATTTCTTAATGTGGACGCATTGCCAAGTATGTCCCGCCATGTTGTGCTGCCGATTGTGTAGGTGACGTTCCGAAAGAATCCGCCAAAGCCGCCGCCGCCCAATCGATCAATCCACTGAAGGGCCAATTCCCTTGACGGTCCTCCAGAAAACGGGCCATAATACAAGCCACCCAAGCCGTAAGCGATGTCTGGCAGAAAAGCGCTGGCGGAAGGAACCACCGTCTTGGTGACAATTGCCTCGCCGCCGCCTTCCGTCTTGAATCCAAGACTGTGCTGAAATTGGCCCGACAGAATCGCAGTGCCACCAAGCCCGACGTTGGGCAGCCGGACAGTAGTCCACGGCGCGCCGGAGTTGTTGACGTACACGACTTGGCCCGAACCGGCTGAAGCGTCCAGGATCTTCTGCGGCAATGGACACTGCGCGAGGTCGGCGGTCGCACCGGCTAGCCGCGAAACGATCATTACATCCTCGCGTAGAAAACTGCCGTAAACGGAACGGCCGGCGGCGCGTCTCCGTTGGTTATCATGCCGAGGAGTTGCACGGCACCCATCGCGGCAGACGCCAGTTTTTCATAGTCGCCGTCAATCGGGTTGGCATACATATGCTGCGTGCTGCAAACCCGCACCCTCACGCGCACGACGCCGCCAACTGCGCAGCGACGCACTGGTGTTGCAGCACCGACAGCGCCGCCAGGAAACGGCTCAAGAGGGATCGCGAAAACACCGGCCGCCTGCGGAGCAATGCCTTTTACAACGCCCGGCTCGACGCTTTCTGGGTTAGTCAGGCATCCATAGGGATCAATGCCGACCACCCCGAACATCGGTATTGACTGCGCGCACGAGACGTAAACGATGTCCGACGCGGGGTCCGCCCCGGTCGCCCCTCCACCCGTGATGCCCGTGCCAACCCCGAGCACGCGATCCGCTGCGTCCTGCGCGCGGTTCCACGCCCGCGCCGAGATCACGAGCCGCTCGCCGGGCCGGACCTTCCTGTACGGGTCTGCCATGACTAGCCTCGATTCGGCACGTCGGGGCCGGTGGGTGCAGGGGTGTAAAGAGCGGGGAAGATTGTGCCGATCCTGAGACGGCTAAAGTCTTCCTCTCCGTAAATGTCGTCTACGTAAACGTACTTCGGCCGCTTGATGAGGTTGGCGTTGTCTACGCTGCTTTCGTACTCCACCCACAAATATTGCCAGCCCTTTTTGGACGACACGGTAACGTCGCCAATCTTCTGGTTCGTGACGTTCGGCCGGGCGGAAAACGAAAACGTGATCGAGGTCTTGAAGTCGCCGCGAGTGGCTTCGCACCGCGCCCCGAGAAACAAGCACTCGCCAGGCAGGAACACGCGAAACTGCGCGTCGTTCGTCTTGCCCGTCAACTGATACAGAGCCGAAACGTATGTGTCTGTCAGGAACGCGGTGGGGATCGTCCAGGTTTCGGTGAAGTTGAACGTCGGCACAACAACGTCAACTCCGTTCACGGAGTCTCCGCTGACGTTAATGGCACCCTTGTAGTCAGGCGCTGTCTGCCCCTGCTTGGCGTATCGGTACTCCCCGTTAAAGCCAAAGGCATTGGCCCCGTCGAACGGCAGGTAAGCCTGGGTGATATGCTCCGTGCCGCCGCTCGTGTCGAACGCGACAGTAGCCGGGAATAACTGCGGCTCGCCTGGGTTGTCTTCGTCGCCTTGGCTATTGATCGCTGGGCTTGCGTAACTGGCCGAGCCGAGCCACCAGCCATCCCCGAGCGGCTGGCAATCGAGCCGCTGGCGGAAATGGCCGCGGTAGTAGTCTGGCGCGTGATTGCGGAGCTTTACCTCCGCGTCGAGATAGCCGGGAAGATCCTTAAGCAGCCACTTGAGCGTGACCTCTCGCGAAAACGTGCCGTCGTCCGAGCGGGACAGAGAGCCGGCCCCGGAGTCGAATAATTCAATAATTTCTTCGATTGGCATGCTAACGGCTACGCGAACGCGAGCCCTCCTCGGCGGGCTTCGTCCACCAGCTTGGCGAGCAGGTCGGCGGCCTTCTGCGTGGCGGCCGCCGTTTTTTCGGCTGCCGAAACCATGTCTTTGCTCGTCTGGTCGGTTTGCTTGGCGCTTGGCTCCGGCTGCTTCGCGGCGTCTCCAAGCGAAGCCTGCATGCCGCGCAGCGTGGCTTGAAAGCCTGGATTGGTCGGAAGCATAAGGCCGGCCCCGCTGTCGCCGCGAATCTTGGCCTGGTTGAACCGCTTGAGCTCGTCTAGGCCTTGCTCGAGCGACACCTCCGGCTTGGCCGGCCCGTCGTTCAACTTCTCAAACGTCTTCTGATCGGCCCACCACGGCAAATCGACGGCTCGCTGCACCGGCGGCGGGACGACGTTCTCCTCGCCCTTGGTCATGTCGATGACCTTGCCGGACGGTTCCTTGTCGCCCGACCGCTCCTTGAGCACGTCGATAAACCGCTTCATGTTGCCGTTGAGATCGCGCATCTCGACGGCCGCGGCCCGCTGGGCCTTGGCGGCCTCGTCTTGGGCCTTGGCGGCCTGCTCACGCGGGTCGAGTTTCGGGCCGATGCCGAGTTGGCCCAGCATCGATGAGGCGAACGTCCCGAGCGACACTCGCTCGTTCTCGCCTGGCTTGCCGGCCGGATCGCCACCGAGAGGATTGCGGAACGGATCACGCTTGGCGTTGTTTGCGGCGGGATCCCGCTCGGCCTCGCGGCGGTT